CATTACCACCACTACCGTTATTCGACCACCCAGCACCACCACTACTACCATTCCCACCACCTGAACCACCGTTACTATTGGTTCCCTGTCTCCATCCTATACTATCCGGCCATTTGTAAGAATAATTATAATAGGCAGATGTCCCAGTACCACCACCTGCAATCAAGTATATATCATTCGTTGAAGTACTAAAATTTTCCTTGAGAACCCATGTACCACCCCCACCCCCACATGATCCACTCGTAGAGTTCTTTTGAGATTCACCTCCATGTCCAACAATAATGACTATTTGGTCTCCCTTTGTTAAAGTAAATGTTGCGCCGACATGGGCACCTCGACCAGATTGCTGTCCCTCTGTACTCGACCAGTTCCAGACATGTTCACCCCCCCTCCCCCCATATGCTTCTATCGTGTATTTTCCATCCTTAGGAACAGTCCAACGCTGGAACCCATCGTAAGTGCTTCCAGCGGACCTACCAAGTGCGAAGTATGTGGTGTCCTGGACCCATTCTGCAGTTGCATAATCACCATGACCCCTAAATGTTGCGATCCCTGTCGAATATTGACCCGTCATACCGGCATTTGTGAACGTGAATGGATTTGGGCTGAAGGTGTAGAGTGAGCTGGGATATGCGAAAGTGGGGGACTCGATAGTATTTGTATTTAATCTAATTTTATATGGCGATTGTGCTAATTGGGTAGCATTGATAGAACCGAATTTAAACGTGACCTCCACCGAGTTCACAACTGTATAGTCAGTCACAGAGAAAATACTAGTTCCATCTTGACCTAATAGGTCTAGTAACATTGAAGAATTGAAATATAGACCTTTGACACTGACAATGTCGGTGTCATTATTGACACGAGGTTCTAATGATGTAATAGATGTGATAATCGGCGCCCCCATGATAGCTCCGGCGATGGTCAAATTATCTGATATCGCGACGTTCCCCATGAGCAGGAGATCAACTGGTGGGGATATACTCGCTGTAGCTCCCATACCGCTATGGGATGTACAATAATAGTAAAGTGTAGTTGGGGTGCCCACGGAAACTACGGGGGTAAAAGTTCGTTCCTCAGTACTCCCATACGCACCCGTAGTTGTTATACCCGTAGTATAGGCACTTCCACTGGCACTCGTTGAAAATATAAAAGGGTGAGTGAGAAGTGTCGAACTGGATAGATCGAAAATATAGGTTTGGTCTTGGTATAATTGTAAAATGGGACGATCTACACCATTGATAAAGTATTTATTAGCACCATTGACCTGCTGTACCGTAACCACGAATGTATTATTAGGTCCGATCGTGACCCTCCCCGTCGTATAAGAAATGTTATCCCCCGTCCTTGTCCATGCAGATCCACTAAATGGGGTTCCATTTTGTTTGAAAGTTCCCGAATAGTTTATATCACCGACAACATCTAAGTTAGTAGAAATGAGGGCATCCCCAATGACATGAAGATTGGCAGAAGGTGTGTTCGTACCAATCCCCACCTTAGAATTTGTTGTGTCCACGAATAGTTTCGATCCACCCACCTTCAAGTTAGAAGAAACAATGGTATCCCCAATGACATGAAGAGAGGCAGTAGGTGTGTTCGTACCAATCCCCACATTAGAAGTTGTTGTGTTCACGAATAGATTGGAGGTACCCACTTCCAAATTGGATGCGGTGTAAATACCCCCACCTACGTGGACGTCCCTCGCGACATGGACATTCCCAGCGACACCGAGACCACCTTCTTGCCCCCCCCCTATACTACCGACTTGGAGGGCACCTGTATAGGCCGATGTTGAATCCGTCGCGTTTGTGATATGGATAGCGTGGGGCGTTATCCCCGAGTTTGGTTTTACTAGCGTACTCTTCGTAATCGATTCGAGGTCATCTGTAACGGGAGTTTGAGCGGTGACCCTGAATCCCGAAATGGTGAGGGTATTCCCTACGGTGACATTCCCGGTGGCCACTATCCCCGTATCGGGATTCGTAAATTGGATGGCATTTGAGGTGACGTTCCCCACATTGGAGACTGCTGCGAGATCGTAGGAGGGTGTGATCTCCATGAAATCTAGTTTGACCCCTTGGCACACTACATTTCCAGTGACGGTGAGAACATCCGAAGAGTCTCCGCTGACGAAAAGGTTCGAGCCGACTGAGAGGAGGTGTTCAGGTGTAGTGTTCGCGATACCCACCTGAGAGACCCGCAACCCCGTATTCTCTATATCGAGATATCCGTTCACACCTTCCACAGGCATAGTTATTATTGGTAAATGTTATTTTCTTACAAAGTGGGAGGCATTTTGGAGGAAAAGGACTTTACGAAGTCGGGGCAACGGGCCACTCAACACCTGTGAGGTTTCCATCTTCATCTAGAGTGGGTCGGGCTGTTGTAGGGAGATCCCTTAGAGCTCGGCGGTAGTCCGTCCAGTTCTGGATATCCAGTTCGAGTCTGTGTGGGTAATCTGGGGTCACGTACTTATCACTCTTATCGAGGAGAGCGTTCCTCTCCTCTCGAAACTGTTTGATCGCCTCGACATTCGTGAGTTTATAGAGTGTATATTCGTACGCCTCGTCATCGGGTTTTGCTATATTTTCAAAAACGACACTCTCCCATGTGGTTCCATCGGACGTATAAGGCACACCCGGAAACATCTGTTCTAATACTTGGGTCAGCATATATACTTTACCCCGATATTAATTTTGTGTTATGATAACTTTACCATGTTCGAAGGGGGTATGTTGTCCAAATGTAATGCTTGTGCCATTATTCCTCGAGGAACCACCATATGGACTTATAGTGTAATATTGTGACCCTCTGCCACCTACATATCCACCCCCACCACCAGCAGCATGTGCACCACTACCACCACCACCACCAAATCCACCTTTGTTGTTGTATACAGTGTTGTTGTACCCGTTGTTTCCTCCGGTCGCACCATTGTATGGTTTCAGACCCTTACTTGGACCCGGGGTACCCGACCCTGAACCATCTATACCGTATGAACCCCCACCACCGCAGCTGTATTCGCCTGCCGCCGCCGCCGTTCCCGGTGGTGTGACAAGAGCAGCTTGACTGGACCCAGCGTGCTGGTACGACCGTAGCTGGCCACCACCATTGCTAGCCGTCGCACCCCCACCACCACCCGCGACAAGGTATAAACTACTCGGTGTGGCTCCCGAGCCACCATAATCCTCCTTGAGAACCCATGAAGCACCCCCACCACCACCGCCGTTGTTTAAATCGCCGGTGAAATTATAATATTGACCGACAATAATGACTAGTTTTTCCCCTTCCGTCAAGGAAAAGTTGCCTTGGGTCCAGGCACCGTAACCGGGGTTCGTGGCGCCGGTCCTCCGTCCTCCGCTCGACCCATATGCCTTGATTGTATACGTTCCGGTCCGAGGAACGGTCCAAAGCTGGAACCCCTGCTTTCCCGATACTTGAGTAAAAAATGAACTATTACCGTAAAACCCTGTCCCCGAATAACTATTCTGGTTTACGGTGGGCCCGTATCGTCCCGAGGCACCAAGGTTCGTGAACGTGTGTGACGTAAACGCGTAGAGTTCATTGATCCCCACAATACTGAATGTTCTCTCGGCGAATGTTCCAGTAACATTATCAGTGACTCGGAATGTTACACTCGTCGTTCCCACCGCCCCGATAATACCTGTTATCGCACCCGTACTCCCGTTAAGAGTGAGGCCCGAGGGTAAGTTAGCCGCAGGTACAGAGAATGTCACACCGCTACCCCCGACGTCGTCTGTGGCATCTAATTCCGTATTATTCGCGGACGCGGTAGTAGAGAAGGTGGCCAGGGTCGCCCCAGCCGCCGGTGAGGTCCATGAGATACCCGAAAACCCAATCGTTTGGGTACTGGTCACAGTGAGACCAGCATTACCTGTGAGTTTAACTTTATAGGGTCTATTTGCGAGTTGGGGAGAAGGGATGGCCACACCTGATGCCGCAAGTTTGAAGGTAAGACTTGTCAAGCTATCTATTGTTACAGAGTCGATAGGGTATTCGGTGGATCCATCTACACCCAACACCACTGCTTTATCGGCTCCTGTCATCGAAGATGTGAACCCAGTACCAGTAACCGTGAATACCTGGGTTGATGCATCTATTACCGCCGCCGCCGCAGTCGCGAAAGTGTAGTAAATAAGCTGACCATTGTCATTATAAGGCGTGTCATCGTTTTTTAGCCCGAGTAAGGCACGGGTTCCATCTCCGGATATGGATGTAGACGAATCCGCACCAAAAAGGTCGTTCGCAGTCGGGGTGGGGGCGTAAATAGTAGCTGAATACGCCCACGTGGTACCAGTCCTCTTGAAGTGTAAGACTTTACCTGCATTTTCTATGACGGCTCCACCCGTGGGTCCGTCATCGTATGGTGCACCCGCTAGGATATGCGTCCCATCAGAGTTGATACTGATACTTTTTCCCATATAGTCAGACGGCTGTGCGTCAGGGTCCACCAGTGACTGTTGAAAATTCCACGCATTCCCAGACCTTACATAAACATGTGCTCCACCCACGTTGGCGACCCCTCCCACATCGTCATTCGCCTCTCCGATAAGGACGTAATTTGCATCACCAGAAATCTCCACTCTTTGACCGAAATGACCACTGGACTCGGGTGTGGGGGGGAGAAGAGTTGACCTATGGACCCACGAACCACCCGAATAAACTCCATCCGCCGACCCTGTATATTCATACACATATGCTGCACCTTCCCTATAAACTGTGTTTTGTGCTAGGTAAGCCCCAACTACGACTACTTTCCCATCCGATGACATGGCTACCGAGGAACCGAAGTACAACGTGGCGTGTGTGTGGATCGTAGGCGAGATGGTGCCATAAAATGTCCAATTATTTGTGATCGCGGACCTCGAATACAAATCAACTATCCCTCTACTACTATTGTAAGTCTTGGTACCCACAATCATATTTAGTCCATTCCCTGACATATACATACCCTTCTCGGTCTCGCTACTACTCCACTCGGCGTTCGTCGTGTTGCCTCTCGGGTTACTAATTTCACCGACGTAGGAGTAGGTAGACCCGTTAAACCTCCATGTGGATACCATACCTGCCGCCGTCTGCCCACCCCGGTCGGCCAGCTGACACCCAATTGTTAGTGCTTGACCATCTGAGCTCAAGCTGATAGTGGATCCAAATCTGTCTGAGCTCGCCGCCCCAGAAGGTATGTTTTCGGTTTGTATTTGTGACCATTGGTCTGTGGCTGTATTTCTCTTATACATAGTAACCGTACCCGAGTCCGTTCCCCCACCCCCATCTCCCAATGCCGCGGCCGCTCCATAATTACCATCCGAAGATATTGCGACGACCCCACCGAAGTAATCATTCGCGGACGCGGTGCCGAAGAGAATGGATTGTTTTTCATTCCATCCACCCACCGTCCCCTCCGTCCCCCCACTAGCAAGTGTGATTAACGGTGAAATATTCGTGATTGTGGGTGGTAATAAATTAATCGTATCAGTACCGGTCACCGTATTACCAAAAATACCCGTGATTCTAACTTTATAGGGTTTATTTGCGAGTTGTGCGCTACTGAGTACCACACCTGTTGCCGAAAGTTTGAAGGTAAGACTTGTCGAGCTGACTATTGTTACAGAGTCCACAGTGTATAGAGTGGATCCATCTGCACCCAACACCAGTACTTTATCGGTTCCTGTCATCGAAGAAGTAAACCCTGTACCGGTAAGGGTGATGACTTGCGAGCCAGTCGCGGAGGTTAACAAATTATTGTTTGAGAGACCTGTGATTGTGGGTGCATCTAAACTAATCGTAGCAGTACCGAGCGCTGCAACACCCTCACTATTCGCGATTCTAATTTTATACGGTGCTTGTAACGGATCATAGCCATTGGCTGCCCCAAACACCCCCATTTGAAAACTTATTTGGTAACCGGCAGCGGCTGGTGTTGTCGTATTAAAAACACTGTATCGGTTTCCATCTACACCTTCGAGTTCAACTGTCGACCCCGTATTAATACCCGTACCTTGAACTACGAACGTCTGGGTTCCTGTATGGGCACCCTGAACACTTATCGGTGAAACACTCGTGATAGAGGGTGGCGCAGAAATAGCTCCCCACCCCGAACTCGTTGTGTACGCTTCCACGGACCCAGTTGTGGAGTTATAACGGATCATACCGTTCTCGGCTGTAACAGGTCTCTGTGCCGTAGTCCCACTAGGAACAATTAAGGATCCTGTTCCGGTTAATGTAAGGTCTGTTGACTCAACCCGACCTGAAACAACCAGTTCAGCCGTCGATGAGATACTCACCGTAGCTCCCATAAGGGTGGTATTTGTAGAGTAATAGTAAAGTGTTGTGGGGGTACTCGCGGAGACTACAAAAGTTCGTTTCGTACCTGTACTTGTTATACCCGTAGTGTAAGGAGTTCCACTGGTAGTTCCGTCAAAATTATTTGATTCCGAAAATATAAAAGGGTTATTCAAAAGAGTCGAACTAGATAGGTCAAAAATATATGTTTGGTGTTGGTGGAGTTTGATGGGTTTGCGTATAATTCCATCTATATAAAATGCACCACCCGCTGCCGTTACCACAAATGTCTTAGTAGTTCCGATCGTGACTACATTACTCGTGAGCGACGTCGTAGAAGTAACACTTCCTGTAACGGTTATATCCTTCCCCACCGAAACGTTCCCAGTCGTATATGAAATGTTATCCCCCGTCTTTGTCCATGCCCCTTCCGCCTGAAATATGGATCCATTTTGTTTTAAATTTCCCGTTAAGTTTATATCACCGGTAATGAACAAATTAGAAGAAACAAGGGCATTCCCAGTAACGGTCAAATTAGAAGAAATGAGAGCATCCTCATTTACATTCAAGTTTCCACCCATGAGGAAGATGTTACTGGTCCCATCAGAGATCCAGTTCCCCGCAACGATCTTGATGTTACTCAACCGCAACCCCGATGTGTTAAAAAAGTTGATGAATTCACCCTCTAGTGCGGGGCGAACGACATTGTCCTTGTACGAGAGATATATGGTTCCGTCGATAGTCACGCTGATGTATTGTTTTTCGAATGTCACATAGACCTCCCCGTAAGTGGTGTCTAAGTTGGGGATGTTTGTGGATGTTGCTAGTGTCGCGTCATTGTACTTAAGTGTCAATGTCGTCCCACTAAACGCGAGGGTGTACCCATTCGCAGCGGTACCATTAACTGTGTTACGAAAGTTGAACGAAAAGATCCCTTTAACATTGAAGGCGGCGACCCAGACGTTGGGCATTTTTATATCCCATTGTTTGGTTGCGGTGTAGAATGACAAGTCCTCTAGAATTATAGTGTTCCTCTGGATCGTATTGATAAATGTGTCTAAGCCCGCCGTACTGTCCACTGTCAACTTTCCCACCCGTAATGTAGCATTCGGAATGTTTAATACACCCTGGGGTGATTGTATTGACATAGTTAATATTAAGGTAGGTTTTTATAACCGACGAATGACGAACTTTAGAAACTTTGGTATTAGGTTTGTAAAGTTGGTTAGGGTCGTGAATTTTCATGGTTAGGGTGTGGGAACGGATGGCCACTCAACACCTGTGAGTTTTCCATCTTCATCAAGGTCTGGTGAAGACATAGCCGGGAGGTCACGGAGATGTTGGCGGTAATCATTCCATTTTTTACGGGTTTCAGTTTTTATTGGATAATCTAGAAAGGCGTACTTATCCGTACTATTGATCAGTGCGTCCCGTTCAGAACGGAGTTTCGTCATCGCATCTTCTTTACGTTTTTCCAATGCTTCTTGGGCTGCAGTTTCCTCTAGTGTGGGTTCGTAAAAAGGGGGGACTGGTTCTTCTTCCATATAGTATATACTTAATGTTATAATTTTGTGATTCTTACATACCCACTCTGGGCATCGACTGTACGTATAGAACTTGATGTATTGATGCTACTTGAGTTATAGGAACCACCACCTCCACCACCTTCATAAGTCGACCAACCACCACTACCACCACCACTATATCCACCACCACCACCCGCGGCCAAGCCACCACTGCCACCACCACCACCAAACCCACCCCACGGATCTCCACCACCCCAACTTCTTGCGCCTCGACCACCCCTTGCCATGTTCGTGAAAGATCTAGCTACCTCGGAACTGCTAGTACCACTTGGGGTGCCACCCTGACCTGTAAACCCGGCACCACCGCCACCGTAACTTGCGCTTCCTCCTGCGCCGCCACTGCCGCCGGGCGCGCCGCCTCCCTGGTGAGATCCATCTGAGTAAAAACCACCTGATATACCACTGGTACCCGTACTTGCGTCCCCACCCGGGTGCATTACAGTACCATATGCAGCAGAACCACCACCACCACCTGCGATGACCAGGATCGAAGCGGTGTTAGTATACGGTGTTCTAATTACAAATGTACCACCACCACCACCGGAGAGGTACCCAGTAGCATTCTGGCTATGGGTCCCCTCCTCCCCAATCTGACCTACGACTATTTTAATGATTTCACCTTGTGTCAATGTGAAGGTTCCAGTCATAATAGCACCACGACCACCGCGTTTGTAGTAGCTGGTCGAGTACCTCGCCCATTCCGTACTCGCACCAGCTGCCTCGATCTCATACGACCCCGTTACAGGAACAGTCCATTTCTGTATCCCATTGTAACTGCCTTCAACATTGAAATATGATGAAGAATAATGCCATTTGTCGGGGTGATGTCCGTAGAATTCCCTTAAGTTGGTGAGTGTGGGACCATTCCGCCCTTTCATTCCGGCGCTCGTGAACGTGTGTGAGGTGAAGTTGTAGAGGCCTGATTCGGTAATGATATTGAATACTCTGTCTGCGAACAATAGATTGACATTATCAGTCACTCTAAATGTTACAATCGTTTCAGGAGTGCTATAACCCGCGTCGATAGTACCCAATAGTACACCTGTACTTGGGTTTAAAGTGAGACCTGGTGGTAAGTTAGCTGAAACTACAGAGAATGTTCCCGCCCACGATCCACTCGATGACACATAAGCTCCATTTTTAGCGACTAATGTGGTCGAGGTGGAGCTAGACTTTTTAAACGTTAAGTTAACACTAGTCGTCGACCACTCGGGTGCTAACCCAATCTTAACAGCACTGTCCCCATTCAGACCCGTGATGCTAGTAACTCTAACTTTATATGGCTGTTGTGCCCTGTTGTAGCCACCACTCGCCCCAAGTGACCCCATTTTAAACGTTATTTCCGTACCAGCAGCGTTTGGTGCCGTCGTGTTGAAAACATCATATAAAGTTTCATCAACACCCACGAGTTGTACAATCGATCCGTTAGTAATACCAGTACCTGTAGCCGTGAATACCTGGGTTGACGTATCAATCAATTGTGACTTAAAATTGAAGACCTGGGCTGACCCAGAGTCTGTTGGACTGTCATCAGCATACGCCCCACAAATGGTATAGGTCCCATCCCCTGAGATGGCGACACTCTGACCGAAGTAGTC